TGGTCTTCCCTTGGGGGACCGAAGCTGAGCTTCGGCTCAGTATGCACACTCTTAAAGTGTGACGCAGCTACCGGAAGTTGTAGCTTACATACCAATTCCTAAATTTTCTCTCCAGAATCCGTTAAGATTCATGGTTTCCAATTCAGGCATCGTTTTCAAGTTCGATTATAGTGGACTTGCAAACACTCCCATCATATGGTTGATGGGCACCATCAGATTTGAATGATCTGATCAAACATTTTTTTTTTTTTTTTTTTTTAAACTATATGAGATTCAAAAGTACGAATAGGTGTATGTGCAATACCACCGACGTCGGCGATATCTAAAAGCAACTTATCGTCCGTAACACTACAATAAGTGAAAGTTTTTGTATGCCTTGAAGTCCCAACCACAATGTAAGGGGCGGACCTAGGTCCACCCGGATAAATTTCATTGGGCGTCCGTTGCAAACGGACCAGAATCACATTTTCATAGGTACCACCCTGCGCCTCATGAATCGTTGAAATAGACTCTTTCTTCACACCCTTTGGAATCAAATGACTCATCAAACTTTCCTTCTCAGCTTGTAAGAAGGTTAGATAGTGGGTGTCTTTTCTCACCGGAACATCAAGCAAACTCACGAATCTTTCCGGAGTCGTTTCGCCTCTAGCGTACAAGGAACGTTTCACACTGTTAGAAGTTATAACCTTTTGAGGTATTCCTTTAACTTTGTAAAATTCCTTAGCACTCAAATAGAAGGCAACATCTCCAGGGATACGGTATGACCGTAGCTTAGGATTTATGATCGTCTTCGTGTAATCAGGAGATTGAAATTGAAGTTCAATACCTTCTACACGACAGATCATTGGCAATTGAGCCCTATCTCCCTGAGCGAGAATTTCTGAGGCACCAAGCTTATCAGCACAGAACATTATGGCGCCGTAATGAACTTTTAGAGCTTCATCAAAATGAAACCTATCAGCTTGCGGTACACAAGGTCCTTCAGCAAGTAATAAGCTGTCAAGCGTTCGAACTCTGTGATTAGCAGTCTTACTATTCAAATTTTTCTTACGCTTGAACCTCTCCCTTAAGTCATCAGTTGCATTCCGTCCTTCACCAACAACAACTTCGCGTCGAATATCACAGCTGTTTAAAATCATGGTTGACTTTCCGCAGCCAGGAACTCCGTCAATCAACTCGAATCTCAGAGGTCTATCAGCCACTAGTGCGTAGACGTCAACTAACTTATTGTAAATAAGCCAATTGTTACACAATTTAGTGTTGTCACAAATCACGTAGTAACCATGTCTCTCGGGAAAATGAGGAGTTGTCGCGATGTATTTGCCGCTTTTATCCCATGAAATCGGTACCATTCGGCAAAAAGCTAGGCTCTCTTCCAAATCGGTTCCAATTGTCTTGAAGTCAAAATGTACTGCATAACTGTGGCCTACTTCACTATGCGATGGAGTTTTGAACACCCATCCGGGTCTCAATGACTGAAAACTGTAGAATCTAGCGTTCAATGGAACGGCCACTTTATCTGAGAATATCAAATTCTGACGAAAGTCTTCGATGACACTCAAAATCTGAGCCCTTTCACAAATCACGCTACACAGTTGATAGTAGAGAAACTCAGCTCTGGCATTCATGTTGTAACTAGAAGTTACTTTTGGTCTTGGAGGCATACCAGTTCGTCGAGACATATCTTCATCAATTCGCTGAAAGGTTAGATCTTTCCTAGTCGCAATTTCCCATGTTGGTACGCTACCCGCAATGGTGCAGCTCGCTTCTTCAGTCATAGAGTGTTCAGAATCTGAACTTGAGTGTGATGGAGTTGACCCTGGGATACTTTTTAAGTCCAAAGGAGACGTTGGGCTACGAGGTCTACACAGCGCTCTGACCAAATTGGGCATCACAAGTTGAACCAATATCTCTTTTATCGGTTGAACAAGAGGTCCCAGGTCCTTCTCGCATTCGGTCACCGTCCCTGTTACCTTCTGGGCCATTTTCACCGCTAGGTCGTTTTTCTCCTTCTCACGCAGTTCGTAATTCTCGCATTCTTCATGACAATCAAAGAACTCACCAAGTGGAATTCGCCCTTTTTGAATGATCTTATACCGATCCACTATCTCTACATAGAGAACGGGATCGCAAATATCAAAAGTAGTCAAGTCAAATTCTGCGTAGCCAAACCATTCCATCAGTGATTTTCGCATGTTCTTCCAGACACTCGAGAGAGTATTTGGAACAAACCACAGAAAGTCTCCAAACATGGCTTTCAAGTTGGGATCGTGAAGCATTTCTTGCTCGAAATAACTTATGATTGAATTTTCTCTTTGTCGATAGACTTTTTCTCTCAGGTACAGAGTCACTGCCAACTTGGAGATTAAATCCGGGGCAATTTTCACGCCATCTCTAACCTGGGATCCGTTGAAAATGTATGAGTTGTTCACAGCGGAAAGATAGTTCTTCAACACAGCAACGTTCAAGTCCTTCTCCTTGTTTTTCATAATAAAAGCCGCACCCTGCTCGACCAAAGTTCGTGGTAGTAAACCACTTGTGATCTTTAAAGAACGGTTGTCCCACGAAAATAGAGGTACGACAACAGATGAATTCTTTAGCAACGGAATGCATTTGAATGTTTCATCGCGTTTCATACCTCTGTATTTCATATGATACATTGCTGCGGTGACATCCGTGATCTTAAAGAACATGGTATCACCTCGCATTTGCATCAGCTCAATAGCAAACACTCCATCCTCTATATCCACATAGGTCTTTTCCACATACTTCAGATAATCCTTAAGGTCATGAGAGTAACCGGCATTCGGATCATTCGCAAAGAAGAACTTAATCCTGCCATTCTCCACCAAGTAATGACCGTCCACGGAAGGTAAAATGCCTTCCTTCTGACCTATCAATACAGCAGGAGGAAACAGGAAACACCCATAAGCCTGTGTTATACCTTTTCTTTTCAATGCAGACGCAAATTCCTCCACTTTGATATCGTAGATGCTATGAACTGCTATAGCTGTCTTCAAAAAACCTTCGGGCACTCGTCTCACACAGTCTTGAAAAGTGTTCTCACAAAACACATCTCCATCGAGAACACCCGCATTCACCTCACCTGCCATAAAGGCAGTTGTTCTCGCCGCTTGTTCACGCAGGATATTTTGATAACGGCTTAACAAGCGTAACGGTTTGTCTTTCGATCCACGCATATATTTTTGCATTGCCATCATGCGTGTTTCCAGTCTTTCAGAATCTCTCATAGATAAGATCGGACAGCAACAATGAATTTCTCTATCAGCACGAAACTTCATATGAGAAAACCAGTTGCCACCAATGTCATAAACAAAAGTCTCTTTCATTGGAACCATATCTAAGAGATATTCTGTCTCCAGAAATCGAAAACAAGCCGCCATGCTATGAGTACCAGATTCACAAGCTGAGGATGAAACGGCATATTCAGGATATGCATTTATCAACATCTGCAATTCCTCAGAGGAGATGTTGCGCCGTACATCTTCATGCTTGCGACTGACCGCTTTCTTATCCACGGAATCGACGATGGTCCTTACGTGCGAGCACAGTACGTCATGTAAGGGTGACCTTACTGAGCTAGAAGCTGTGCTAATCAAATTACCCATCACCTCCTCACGGGAGATCAGATTGCGGACAATCTCATCGCTAGCCATGCTAACGGGAAAGTGTTGTTTAGAGATCAAGAAGAATCGATTACGATTATGTGCATGCAAGAAATTTTACACCCAAAGGCAACTTACATAC